CTTTATAGGACTCTTTCAGCTTATCTATCTCTCTCATTTACCTTATGCTACTGCACTCTTTGTCACTGCACCAGTTACTGTAAAATTAAAAGTACGAGCTTCTATCGAGTCCATTTCTGCACTCACATCAGCAGATGTCATCAGAGCTGTACAAGTATAATAATCAGTTCCTGAGGTTGAGGCATCAGCAGTATAAAGATTTAAGGTGACAGTTGTTCCATTAAGAACAGCATCTCTTAAATTTCCTTGTGCTGTATCATCATCATCAAAGTGAACGTCAATAGTTCCTGAAGCTGAAGTTTTTCCGTAAACGAATGTTTTAGCATCGTCACCCATAGAGGTGTCCTCGATTGTGTCTCTGCTTAAAGTCAAGCTCCAAGATTTTACCTCGCCAACGCTGGTGCTTGAAACCTGAATTTCTGCGTTGTTTCCATATATAGTTGCCATTTTTTATTCCTTTCTTATGAATGACTTTCACTATCCGTTTTAGCAGTTCTATAACGAATAGTAAATTGAAGTCTTACTGTACCCATTTGTATATCACCTTCTGTCGATAAGTCCATTTCTGTTGATGACAAAAAAGTATCGTAAGCTGTATTGCCTCTGGTGACATCAGTTCCTAAAGCATTCTCAACTTCTTTAGATATCGTGTCTAAGGCATCTTCTATTGTAGAAGAATTTTTTGCATATCCATCAATAGCCAAAGTCAGGTCTCGTTGAATAGATAAAAAATCGACTTCCTCGCTTGACTCTGAAATGGTATAAACATTCAAGCATGGTAAATTACTTTCTAAATTAGGTAGTATTCTCGTATTAAAAACTCTTGATCCTGTAGTTGTCAATCCAGTTAAAGTAGTAATCACATTATCCCTAATCGTTTTTCTTTGATGTGCCATTAGCTCGCTACCCTTAAAAAGACTTCACTAAATCCTGTGCCATCTTGTTGAATAATTTGAATGTAGTAAGTTATTGAATTAATAACAGCAGTATCCCCTTCTGTTAAAGAAGAGACATCAGTTGTCTTACATATAAATTTTGGTTGTGTAGATTGTACCCCAGCTTCTCCAATATCTACGTCTATATACTCATTATCAAAAATCACAGTAATGTCCGAGGCACTTCCACCACTAGGTGTGACTGTGGCTGTGATACCAAAGTCTGCTAATAATAATGTTCTATCTTCTACTTTTTCTACTGCCATGATAATTCTTTTATACTTAAAATATTTTTAGTTGCAATCTCTTGTAATGATCCTTCGCAACCATCTTCGTATTTACCATCTATGGAACACCAAGCAGAATACAAGATTACTTTGTCTTTTGATTTATGATAAAGCCAACCGACTGAATGAGCAGTTGGCATCGGTTTATTTATTCTTGACTTAGCTTCTATCCAAGAGGAGTCAGCGTAGCCAGAGTCAATCCAAGATACTACTACTGGTGGATTCATCCTTAACTTCTAATTTTTTTTTAGGTTTAGATGCTTTTAGTCCAACAGATTTATTTTGTCCATCAGATGGAATAGCTTTACCCATCCTAATTAGCTGGCTACCATTTTCATCAGTGGTATCAACTATATCATCTTTGGAATATGATTTACCATCTAAGCAAACATTTCTAATTAATTTAATTTTCATTTTTTAACCTTCCTTGTAAACCAGCACCCCAAAATGGGATGCTGGATATTATTTATTTATTATTATGCAGTCTCGTCAATGTCTAGAATTGCTGAGAAAGACTCAGGATGTCTAACTGCAATATCTACACCTTGGAAGAATACTAATCTTACTGTTCCTGCTGAAGCACCAGTAAACTGGTCAACAAGGATATCAAGACCTGAGTAGAAACCCACTAATAAATCTTTGAAGTTTCCAAAGATCATCGCATGAGCTGTGCTACTTAATGAACCTTTTGTAAGGTTTTTAGGTAATTGAGATGATTGGAATACTGGATATCCATTAAGACTATCAGCACTGTCCATAATCATCATTGAGTCAGTTGATGCTACCTTTGGTGTTTTTCTCATTTGATAAACAACTTCAGGAGTCACAGCATAACCTAGGCTACCTTTAAGTGCGTTATCTGTTGCAACTTCTTTGATAAGATCAATAGTTGCATCATAAGTAATCGCACCACCATTAGTGCCAATAGCAACAGAACCGATACCTGATGTTTGTGTAATACCAGTAGGTTCATTAGATCCTCCACCTTCAAATGCTACATCATCAATTTTAAGAGCAATTTGTTGTGTCATATCGTTTCTTACAATCTGCTCGATTGATGGATTTGCATTGTTCATTAGTTGTCTTGAGATATCTACAAAACCACCAAGGTCTCTTTGAGTCATTGTGACCTGATCAAATGCTTGGTTAGTTTCTGATACTGCTGAGTTTTCAGCAACAAATCCAACTGTACCCTTAGTTGTTAAACGAGGTATTTTAATATCTCCTTTTAACCCTGTAAATACTTGTGCACCTGCTCTAAGAACAGTTGCCTCACTTCTCAGTGCATCAATATATAAATCGCCTCTGTGTACATCAGGTGTTATATTACCACCAGCAGTTGCAGAACCTTGAGTTAAATCTCTTGCAAAGATTTCTGTTGGAACATACATACCTTGAGGTGCTTTACCTGTACGTTTTGCGATTTCATCTGAACACTCTCTTTCAAAAGTTGCGTTATCCCAACGACCAGATAATTGACCATTGATCATTTTGAATAAAGAATATTCTTGTTTTTCTCTCTTAGATAAACCTAATTCATTACCTGATGATAATGGCTTATCTTTTATTTGGTTTAATAAAACCCCTTTAAATTCCTCTACTGAAGTTTCGGATTTGATGTGATCATTTGCTAAGTCTTTGCAGTTATGCTCAGAGCCTAAAGCTAAAATCTCATCAACTCTTCTTCTTTCAGCTTTCAGAATATCATTAGGATTTACTGTTTTTTCTTCGGACATGTTGTTTTTCCCTTCTATTCTATTGTTTGTAGTAATTGAAGCAGATCGCCCAACACCAACGGAAGTATCTGCTGGTATTGAAACTATGCTAGCTTCTAATGGCTTGAACGCAACTCTGAAAGTCCGTTTGGAAGATCCCTCTTCCTCGCTTCCCTTCTCGACTGCCTTCATATCAAAGACTTCATAACCCACAGAAATGTTTCTGCGTATTCCATCTTTTACATCATTAAAAACTTCTTCAGCCAGTGGTGATTTTCCAAATCTTACTGTGGCTCTTCCTACCTTGTCAGAGTCTATTGAAGCGTTTTCAACAATTCCTATTTGCTTCGTTGCGTCATGGTCTAATAACAATGGTGCATTTCCTGAAGCCATAAATTCTAAATTAGCTCTATCATGATCTAAAATTTCAATTCCGAAATCTCTTTCATAAGGCTGTTCTGATGAGAATGCTATTCTAACTGTTCTATTATCCTCATCAACAATTTCACTTTCTTCGGATTTTAATGAAAAGTGTCTGTAAGTTAAAGAATGAGAAGATGCTTTATCTTGTTTTTCTTCTTCCTCTTCTTCTTTTTCTTCATCATCGTATTCTTCTGCTTTATCTTCCTCTTCAGACATTTTTTCCTCTTCTTCGGACATCTTGTTCTCTTCTTCTGTCATTTCTTTCTTATCATCATCTTGACGATCTTCTTCTTCATTAATTTCTTTTTCTTCTTCTTCGTTCATACGAGTCATATCTTCTTCTTCATGATCCTTCGCATATTTAATTGTAACACTTTCTTCATCCTCTGAAACAGCGATGATGTGTCTTTTTTCTATATCAACCATTTTCTTTTCCTCATCTTTCTTTGGTTTCATTGGATGATCTTTCGGTAACAAATCTTGGTCATGTTTACCACCTTGAAATCTTCCTGTCCGTAATGCAAAAAGAAACGAATTAACTCTAGCGTATCCCCATTGTTCAGGTGATGAGACACTCGGTCTAACACTTGAAGGATTAGTTTTATACGCACCAATTCCTCTTTCCATTACCTTTGTCAATTCAGATAAAGTTG